GGTTCTTGAGGGTCGCGGTGCCCGGGTAGGCGGCACAGCGCGCCAGGATCCCATCCTTGAGCACGTAGAGGTGATCCGCCAGCACGCCGGGGATCTCCGTCTCCTCGGTGAGTGCGGCCGTCTGCGGCCCGGCGAGGTAGCGGACCTGATAGGTGCCCCCCGTCGTGTTCCGTGGCCACCAGGAGTAGCGGATGCGCGGGCGCAGCGTCGTACCTACCGGCGTCGCCAGCGTGTCGGCGACCAGGGCGCGCCCCTGCCCGGAGATCACCCCGCTGGGATCCCACAGGCGGATCTGCTCGAGCGTGAGCCAGAAGGGGAGCGGTCGCTGGTTGCCCAGGTCGCTCAACCCGATGAACTGTTGGAAGTCACTGCCCGGCTGATAGTACGCCGTGAAGATCTCCGCTGCGACCGCGCCTGTCGTCCCGTCGTAGGGGGCGGTGAGTACCGCGTTGGAGGCGTCGGTCACGCTCTGGATGGTCAGGACCGGCTCGCCGGCGCGCAGCCAGATCTGGCGGCCAGCATCGGACGCGACAAACAGCGCGGCGCTCGTGATCGCAGCGCTCCCGCTGGTGAGGGTGATCGCCGCCAGGGATCGGGCCGCCGGCACGCGCACCGTCGTGATCTGCCGTTGCCAACCCCAGCGACTCCCCGCACAGAGCTGGGCGAACACATCCTTGGCCCACGCACGGACGAGGAGCGCAGGTACCGCCGAAGCGGTGAGCTGAATCTCTGCGATCACCTCGCCGAGCGTGGGCATGGGATGCGCCTGGGGCCTAGCGTCCGATCACTTCGACGTACCCGGTGTACGTCGAGAGGTTGGTGCCGTTGGCGACTTCGGCGCCGGCGAGATCGAAGTACTTGGGCTTCTTCGCCGCGGCGTCGTAGTGCGTGAGCAGGATCACCGTACCGTTGCTGACGGTGGTGCCGAGCCACACGTGAATCTGCGACATCCCGAGTTCCGCCCCGGGGTTGATCGCGTCGCCGCCGGTGAGGTAGCTCGCCGGGCCGGTGATCTTGAAGGTCGCCCGCAGACGATCGGCCGTCCGATCGCGAAGCGGGATGCTCGAAGCGCTCTTGTCGATGGTCATTGGAGTCTCCTGGGAATCGAGAAGCGTGAGGTAGGGTATCCCACCTCACGCATCCCGCCTGCCGCCCCTCGGTCGCACCACCGCGAGACGGCCGGTCCCTTTACGCCATCCAGCGGGCGCCGATCGACAGGTTGACCGGCGCGTAGTTGCCGGTGGCCGTGCCGACCGAGATACCGAGCTCGGGGTAGGTGGCCGCCGAGCCGGCCGCGAGGCAGTCCGCCGCACCCGCCGTGGCCGAGGGGACCACGATCAGGCCGGCGGCGGTGGGGGCCGCCGTCGGGACGCCGACGAAGCGCACGCCCGGGTGCCGCCCGAGGATCTGGATGAACACGACGCTCGAGACGCTGGCGACGTTGGTGAAGACGCCGGCCACACGGCCACGGCTGGTGGCCAGGGTCGTCACCTCGAAGTTGTCCTGGTCGCTCCACCACGCGACGCCGCCATCTTCCGCGGCAGTCGCCAGCGTGGCGTTGGTCTTGACCAGCATGTAGACCTTGCGGCGCCACACGCCGTCGGCGTCCTTGAACTTGTTCGAGAAGAACGTGCCCAGCGAGCCGGGGTAGCGGAACGACGCGATCGGGATGTTGGTGTCGCCGACCACGCCGCCGTTGGGAAGGTACTGGTTCTGGAAGCGGCCCTGTCCGTTGCTCATGACTTGTCTCCTTGCCTGGGGTCAGGCGCGAGCCACACCCCCAAGCGGCAAAGGGGAGGGACCGGAAGTCAGGCCGGTCCCCCTCCGACGACTAGTTGGTGATGCCGTAGAGCGCGCGGTGCAGGCGCGGCATGCGGTTGGTGATGGTGCCGGCGAAGAGCGTCTGGCCGACCAGGGTGTTGTTGTCCTGGGCGCCCTTGAAGCCGGTGAAGCCGAAGGCGAACTTCGGCGACTGCGCGATCCACAGGCGGATGTGCGCGTCGTCGCCCTGGGGGCCGAAGTTCAACCACCAGAACGTCTCGCCCGCCGCGTTGTAGTTGCCCAGGTTGTCGTCGTTCACGCCGTCCTGCCCGGGGCAGTACTGCGACTGCATGATCGTCGCGTTCTGGAACTTGAGGCCGGGGAAGGCGATCTCCGGGTCCTTGGTGTCCACGAGCTGATGCGGGAGGAACGTCTCGCTCATGAACGCCATGGCACGGTTGGTGGTGAGGCCCGTGTCCGGGTACTGGCTGCCGAGCACGCACGAGCTGTACGTGTGGCTGAGCAGGCGGTAGCTCATCGTCGCGTTGGACGGCGAGGAGATGAAGCCGGTGGGGCTGTTGAGGGCGCTGCCCACGCCGGTGCGGACCTGACCGCCGTAGTTGGGGAAGGTGATCCCCGACCACGTCTGATTGGTGCCGTCGGTCATCGCCTCTTCGAGACCGTTGATCTCGAGCGAGCGATCCTGGCCGCCGGTGTTCTGACCGTGGCGGAAGGCCGCGATCTCGAGCATCGCCGACATGGCGAGGGCGCTTTCGCGCAGGTCCTGGCGCACGGTGGAGAAGACCGCCTGCGGGCCGGCCAGCTCGACCTCGATGTCCTCGAGGTACTCCACCGTCGAGATCTGGTAGTAGCGGGCGTTGAAGAGCAGGCCCGTCTTGGTCTGCTTGCGGATCTGCGGCCCGAAGTTGCCGCCGCGCGCGTACGCCGCGCCCTTGGGGGCGTCGTACAGGAAGTTCTCCTGGATCTGCGGCCCGTTCCACCGGCGGGTGAAGCGCGTCTTGAGCTTCGCCATCAGCGGGCCGGAGCGGAAGTAGTTGTCCGCCACGCCCGGCATGATCATCTTCTGGGTGACGGTGTTCAGTTCATCGAGCTGCGGAGTGAAGGCCATGTCGTTCCTCTCACAGACCCAGGCGGACTACCGGCCGGGTCACGCTTTGCTGGCGACGAGCTGTTCGTACGCCGCTGCCACTGCGTTGGGATCGAACGCCTGCGGCGTCTGGCCCTGCGGTGTCAGATGATCGAGGGGCGACGGCGCGCTCCCGACCGGGTACGGCAGACCCCCACCAGCGGGATTCTGACGAAGCTCGCTGACGACCTTGGCGCGGATCTCCGCTTCGAGCTTCTGCAGCTTCTCGGCTTCGATCTTGGCGGTGCGGGCGGCGAGCTGATCCTTGAAGAGATCCTGGTAGGCCCCGTCCGTGCGGAGTTCGCCCAGCTTGGGGTGCTGCAGGATCTGGTTGATGTCGAGGGTCTCCCCGAACATCTGGTAGTGCTGCTGCGCCAGCCGCACGGCATCGGCCGTGAACGTGGCGTAGAAGGTCTCGCGGCGGCCGAACTCGGCGGCAACCGCGTCCTGGAAGTCCTCGCGGGTCAGCCCCGCCGTAGTGGCCGGCGTCGCAGGCGGCGTGGCCGGCGTCGTCACAGGGGCGATCGGCGCGTCATTCCCCTGATCGTTGACCCACTGCGTGAGCTCTTTGTGCCACTTGTCGAGCGCGCCGCGCTGGGCCTGGACCTCGTTGAGGTGGCGGGAGTAGTCGGACTGCCGGAGCGCGCCATTCCCCACCTCGGTGAGGAAGCCGGTCGCGTCGGGAGACTCGAGGAACGATTCCATCTGCGTACGGAGGGCATCCGGCAGATGCTGCAGAACGCCGGAGGCAAATGCCTTACCAGCATCCTGAGGAGAGGTGCGTGCAGCCATGGTGCGTGTGCTTTCCCTGATCGATCAGCGCCGGAGGCTCTCTCACCCCATACGGGCACCCGGGGTGACCCCGGGTACTGGTCCCGACATGGGACCGGGGGGCGTGAGGCCGCCTCCTGCTGTCATCAGCTTGGCCAGGGCGCGCTGGAGTAGCTCCTTGCACGCCGCGAAATCGGGGGCGATGTCAGGCGCCAACTGCGCCATGGTGTCGAGCATCTCGCCGATGGAGGAACCGCTCTGCATCAGGGCCAGGATCTGCTCGGTCGGAAGCTGGCGGGCCGAGGCCGGCGCGCCGCCCATCGCCGAGGAGATCGGCGCCTGCATCTGCGGATGCGGCGGCGGCCCATCGAGGATCGAGGAGGGGCCGCTGCGTCCTGCGTAGTCCGACAGATTGCCCGGTCCAGCCATGAGAGGATCCTGTACACGACAAAGGCCGGCGAAGGAGGAAGCCCCCTTGCGCCGGCCACATGCGCGGTGGTCCGAAGACGCCGCGCGAAAGCCTGATTGTCGAGTAGCCTGCCCTACTTCGGAGAACCTGTCAAGGTCACGCGGTCGTAGGTGCCGATGTCGATCGCCTGCGGGACGCCGTTCTTGAGGTGCAGAACGACCGGGACGGCGCCTGTGACCCGCTGCTGGTGGAGCGCTTCGAGCACCCCGGCCAGCGTCATCGTGGTGGAGGGCGCCGCGAAGCCTCCGAGCGAGGGCCGGGAGGTGGTGCCCATGCTACTTCTCACTCTCCGTCACGGTGGTACGGCTCCCACCGTCCTTGTCTTCGACCTTGGGCGAGTCGCCGCCGCTCGCCTTGCGTCCGGCCGGGTTCTGCGTCATGCCGATCCCCAGCATCTGCTGCGCCATCAGGCGCTCGGTGATCGTCACCGGCGAGCGCATCTCGAGGAAGCTGCCCGGCATCTGCGGGTTGGGGATGAAGCGCCCGGTAAGTAGACCTTCCTGCAGCTCCTGCGGCGTCGGTTCCTTGAGCGGCGCCAGCGGGATCGGCGGCGGCGCGCCCATGTTCGGCCGTTCCAGCCGTTCCATGAGCGTCCAGATGTCGAGGTACCCCATGCGCGCGAGCTGGAAGTCCATCATCTTCTCTTCCTGGGCGTTGAAGGCCAGGACAGAGTTGGGCGCCACGACGAAGGCCATGAGCTGGGCCATCGCCTTGGCACGTTGCGCGCGGGGCTTGGTCTGGTCGAAGGCCGGGTCGTAGTCGGGATTCGGGACCTGCATGCCCGTCATCGGATCCAGCGTGGTCGGCTGCATCGCCGGCAGGAGCGTCCCGGGCTCGAGATCGAAGTCCTCCAGGGTCTGCCCGGCGTCGCCGAGGAGATGCACACGCTTGGCCGAGGTCTGGAACTGCAGGGTGTTGTACAGGATCTGCTGGCTGGCGTCGCGGAGGAACGCCTCGAACATGCGACCCTCGAGACGCAGCTCCGGCGTCATCGCCTGATAGAACTTCTCGATGGTGTTCTCGGCCGGGAGCTGCTTGAGCTGCTGCAGGGCCTCGAGGTTGCCGGTGCCGGCCAGGGACTCGAAGCGGCCGGTGAGCTCGGTCAGGAACTGCGCGGCCATCGCCAGGATCTGCGGCTGTGGACCCTCGACCGGCTTGAACGCCTTGTCGACGTCGATCACCTGTCCGCGTAGCTTGATGTTCTGCCCTGGGCGCCGGGCGTTGTACACCCGGGCGGCGGTCTCTCCCACCGCATTGGTGTCGATCACGGTGGAGCGGTTCAGCCACTGTTCCATGCCGAGGAGCACGCCGCGCCCCAGCCGGTTGATCGCATCGTTGACCGGTGTGAGATCCGCCAGCGCGCTCTGCCCGAGGAAGAACCACGGGAGGTGCCAGGGCATGAAGCGCACGAAGGGATAGAGCCCGTGGAGGTACGGCGCCCCGCCGTCGTAGAGCAGCGCACGATCGGTGCGGATGATCAGGCGCTTGTTGGGGTAGAGGAGCTCCCCGGGCTCGACGGTGTACGCCCACGGCTTGGTGGGATCGCCGACCACGACAGGCACGCTCTTGAGGTTGCGGCTGCGATCGGTCAGGTAGGTGCGGTAGTACAGCGTGTCGCCGGAGCGCACCGGGCCGGCGCCTCTGGGCACGCCGGAGAGCCCCGAGAGGGTATCAGCCGGCGTCTGCATCGGCGGCGCGATCCGCTGGAACAGCCCACGGATGGAGGCGAGCAGCCCATCAGCGGTCGGGACGATGTGGTGGGCGAGGTGCGGGTACTGATCCCGCAGGATGTTGACCGAGTGGACCTCGCGGAAGATCACCCCTTCCCACGACTGGACGCTGCCGTAGCGCGAGGGACGGATCGGCAGGGTGTCACGCGGATCCTTGGCGATGATCAGATGGTCCTGCTTCCGCGTGTCCCACTCGATCATCATGTCGGCCGTGCCGCAGGCCCACGCGATCTTCATCACGTCGGCGAAGGCGACATCCGCCATGTTGTTGAGGTACCACGCGATCGTCAGCTTGTTGAGCAGATCGGCGGTGGGCGCGTACTTGGGGTTGAGCGAACGCCAGCCGAAGGTCGGCTTGAGATCGGTGAGGGCCGACACGTGCGCCTGCGCGGCGCGCCGGCAGAGATTGAGCGTGAAGCGCTCGATGTCGCCGAGGGTACCTGGGGTGATGCCCTGCACCCCGAGCTTGTGATCGCCGGAGACGTAGGCCATCCCCTCGGCCATCTTGTGGTAGTTCGGGTCCTGCTGGATGAACCCGTCGCCCTCGGCGATCGCTTCGTCCAACCACCCCATCAGCTTCGAGTTGTAGCGGGGATCCCGCCCGTTGAGGGCGTCGTCCTGCATCACCGGAAACTGGTAGAACCCGCTGTCGGAGAAGTTGGCCATGGACGACGATCCTAGATCGGGTCGGTGGGAAGTGCCGAGGCGTGGGCTTCGTCCGCGCCCGGGCCGAAGGAATCATCGATCGCGGACTGTTCGACGGCGGACACGTGGAACCGGGGGCGCCCCTTGGCGTCGGTGAAGGACGGCGGCGGCGCTTCCTCCACGGTCCCCAGGGTGTTCACGCTCATGTTGCTCTTGTTCTGGGAGTACCCGCGAATCACGTAGGGCTGCCCGATCCCCTCGGCAGCGAGCATCTCGCTTTCCTTCTCGAACTGGCGGAGCTCGTGGAGGGACTCGAAGCGCATGCCGTGGGTGCCGATGGGCACTTCGATCGGCGAGGTGTTCCGGAAGTCGATCCCCGGGGCCTTCCCGAAGCGCGGGGCCGGCGGGTCGATCATGGTCAGGGTCCGCCGCCACTTCATGGCCGCCCCGCAGCACTCCGGCGGGTCACCGATCTGGTGTGGCCGCCGGCGCGCCGTGCCGCAGGTGGCGCACTGGAAGATCTGGTAGAGGGTGGCGCTGTCCATGGCTAGGCCGTGGGCGCGGAGTCGGCCGCTGGCACGCCCTCCAGGTACTCCACCCGGGTGACCACCGGGACCTCGGCCGCTGCCGCCGGGAGGCGGAAGAAGTTGGAGAGGAACGTGGCGGCGATGCGCCCGATGTACTCCGCCGGGTCCTTGTGCTCCCGGGCGGCGAGGCGGGCGATCTCCTCGAGCTGCCCCACCGGGAAGTCGAGCCGGATGTCGCCCAGGCGCACGGCGGCGAGGCGGTCGATGTACTCCACGATCTGCGTGACGTTCATCGGCGGGATGGTGCGCCCGGCCGCCATGCCGATCCTGTCGAGATCGCCGTAGTCGAGGACCACGAAGGGCTTGCCGACACAGGAGGAGGCGCGGCCGAGGAGGCGAAGCACCTCCCGTTCCACCACCTGCTCGGCCGGGAGGCTGGAGGTAGGAAGGCGGGAAGAGATCTCGTCGGCCAGATCGTCCGGAATCGTGATTCTCATGAGAGGTGCGCTCCTTGACTCACACCTGCGACAGGCGGGTGCGCGCGAACTTACAGTAGCACGGGGCCCGCCGCTGGGCGGGGGCGAACCCCAGGACGCGGAGCTCCGGAGAGGCGTCGTCGGCGTCCGGGATGGGGAAGAACCAGCCGCTCACCCACTCCTCGGTGATCTCCATCGGCAGGAAGGGCCGGGAGTCGCCGTCGATCTCGACACGGCAGATCACCCCGACGTGGGGCTGCCAGCCGCCAAACACGCGGGTCTTGAGCCCACCGCCTTTAGTATTCCCAGCCATCGTAGCGTTCTCCTCGCAGGTCGTAGAGGGCGTCTTCCAGCTCCGGATCCAGCCGATCCACCCGGCCGCCTTGTACCTGCTCGATCTCCTCGGTCGTAAACGGCATCGACTGGTAGGTGTTCCCCCGTGCGTCGTAGTCCGAGAGGGACTGCCGGCGCTGCTCGATCTGGCGGAGGCGCCGACGGCGGTCGGCAAGCGGCTCACGCTCTCCGCCCGAGAGCCGCCACGACACATAGTGCCCGATCGCCAGCGACATGATGCAGTCGTCGTGCGCGCCGGCGGCGGCGGCGGCATCGGCCAGGGCGCCGTCGGTCTGGAAGTCGTGCAGCTCGCCCAGGGTGTGCGGCGAGTTGATGAGGAGATCGGGCTCGTCGGTCACCGGGTCGTAGGTGGTGAGCGCCTCGTAGAAGTGATCGAGGACGATCGGGCGGGTGCGCTGTGTGGTGTACCAGCCTTCGCGGGCGGAGAAGCGGTTGGCGTGCGCCGCAGCGCCGACATGCTCCATGACGTAGAAATGGCGGTAGCCCAGATGCAGCCGGAGAGTGTCCTGGGTGCTGAGCCCGTGGTTGTTCGTTTCGATCGCCACGCAGGCTTCCCGCCCGGCGTCGTCCACGAAGAGGTGGCCGAGCGCGTCGATCACGAAGGCCGCCTCGCGCGGCTTGATGCGATCCGAGATGAAGTGGGCGACCTGCTCCTCAGTACGCGCGATCGTCCCCTTGCGCACGACATCGATCGAGGTGCGATCCTTGCCCAGGCCGTCCGCGATGTCCGCCGACACCACGTAGGTCTCCCCGCGCAGGGGCGGTTCGTAGATCGCACAGAGCCCCATGCCATCGACGTGCGCGCCGCCGGGCTGGAGGTCGCGCATGGCGAGCGGGAGGAAGCCGTACCCCGGCGGGATGATCGCAAGATCGTCGGTGAGGCGCGCGAGCTTGCGCGGGAGGGGTGGGAGGCCACGTGGGGGCATTGCTAGTACTCCGCGACCGCGAGATCCCGCTTCAAGCGTGGGACACGTAGCCCCTTCACACGATAGGACTTCGGCATCCACTCCTGCTTGGCGACCTTGCCACGACAGCAGCAGCCGGCACGGCGTGACTTTGGACGACGACGCTTGTGGTGCATCAGACGAGCTCCTCGGCATCGGCGGCGTGGGACGGCATCGCCAGTTCGTCTTCGAGATCCTGCGGCGAGAGCTGATGATCGCGCAGGTCCGCGATCAACGTGTTGGGCAGGACGCGGTAGATCAGGCGCGCCGGGCGCTGGCGGTTGCGCAGGCGATCGATCTCGGCCGGCGTGAAGATGCTGCGGCCGGAGTACTGGAACGCTTCCTCAGGCTCCGCCGGGTATTCCTCGAGGAACTTGTAGAGCGTGCCCTTGTCCTCGGCGGCGCGCCGCTGCAGGTGGTACCAGTAGAGCTGTTCCTTGGAGAGCCGGTAGGTCTCCCCGCCCATCCAGCGCGGGCCGTGCTGCGCGACACGGGCGGCGTAGGCGATCACGTCGTCGGGCGGCGTCCAGTCGGTGGGGCACGGCGCCCAGTACTTGCTGCGCTCGGCGTACCAGGGGATGAAGATGTTGAAGCTCCGCCCGTTCCCCGCCTGGGTGGTGAGCCACTCCTTGTGCCACCAGTTGTGCCGCCCCTTGGCCGTGCTCTCCTTGGCCATGAAGGTGCGCGGCGTCATCGGGATCGCCGGCATCAACGCATCATCGATCTGCCCCGCGTTCTCCCAGGTGGAGAGCTCGGAGAGGTGGGCGATCGAGTAGGTTTTGCTGCGGCCGATCTGCCCCTTGCTCCCGCCGTCGTCCTGGAGCGCACCCTTCATCGACTTGCCCG